CTTGAGGACATCAATCGAGAGTCTCAATGCTAAGCTCGAACGAATAATCGAAAAAACAGATTGGCACGGCAAGGAACTTGATAAACACGACGAGCGCCTGAGGCGTCTCGAAATTGAAAAGGAGTAATTAATGGAAATCGAAAAACAAATTGGCGCTGAAGGAAAAGTAAAACTCGCATTGGTTGGCGGAAAGCTCGCGATCACTGGTGCATATGACGGCCAAGGTGCGGACGTTAGCCTCACAATCTCAGTTGATCCGGAGTTCTTTGTTGATGAACTGGCTAAGATCATTCCCGGCCAGGTTGACGATGCGGTATTTGCGGTACTGAAGACGATGCTTAAGGCTGTCTAATGGTGAGCACGATCATTGCGGCGATTCTCGACTGGCTTGCCGGGTTTTTCGCCAAATGGCTAAAGCAAAGACAAGCCGATCAGGAGCGCCGCGATGAGATTGAGCGAGACGCGAAAGACAAGATTGATCACGTCAAAAACTCTGAAACAGAAAAGGAACGTGAAGATGCGACAACTGACCTTGCTGGTAATAGCTTTTAGCGCTCTTGCTTTGGTGGCTCTCTCTGGTTGTGCTGGAGTGCCAGATAAACCGAACGTCAAGCTTTGCACAATCGATTACCCAAGGCATCAGCTCATCTGTGCGCCTACGCAAAAGCTCACTCAACCAGAGCAAGTTGAGTTTCATGAACTCGTGCCGTTTGTTAGAGCCAATGCGACTGATAAGGTTCCGCTCGATAAAGCTGATAAGTTCATCGCTTTCAGTCCTGATGATTGGGGAGCTATTGTGGTTTATATGAAAACGCTTCGTGACTATGCGACTCAGAAATCAGGCGGGCAGTGAGATGAAGAAGCTAAATACATCATCCATCGCGTGGTTGCTGATTAGCCTTATCGTATCAATTTACGTAGTGATTGCGCTTACTTCATGCACGACAGTGCCAACGGCGGATCATCCGTCTACCGTTTCAGCAAGTGCAACGCCGACACCTACGCCTATGCCTATGCCCGCGGCGACTCCAACTCCTGCACCGGAAAGCGTACCGACATTGTCTTGGGAGAAGAACCATCCTGATCGCGCCGCTTGGTCTAAGGCACTATGGTCTGAAATCGACACGCGCTTTGATTCGTTTAACAAGGCTTCCGATGCATCTGCGTTTTGCCCGAAATATGCGAGCCTCACACGAAGTCAGAAAATCAACGTCTTCGCCGAGATGATCGTGTGGACCTCATACTACGAGTGCGGTTGGAACCCATTCGATGGCTCTCAAGACGTCGGCACCGCGAATGACAAAGACACATGGAGCGTTGGTCTTCTGCAAATGTCAGTCGTCGATCAAGTGTCATACAAGATGCCATTTGGTTACACATACGGGGATTTGCAAGTGCCTGAAAAGAACCTCCATCTCGGTCTCGCGATCATGGCTCGGCAAATTGATCGCAAAGGAAAGATCCTCATTCCAAAGGGTGAGAGTGGTCTTTATTGGGCCGTCTTATCGCCCGGCGGAAAATACGATAAGTCTGAGTCGATTAAATCGCACACTAAGGCACTGAGCTTCTGCAAGTGAGTAACCAATGAAGCACGAAAACTCCGGACATTGCCCGAAGTGCCAAGAGATCCTCGATCGATATTCTGGCTTTAACGAAGATCTTCGTGAGTGGTTCGAGGATTTTCAGGAGGAGTATCCTGAGGCTCATGTTTCATGTGCAGGACGAGGGCGAGACGAACAGGAAGCGGCTTTTAAGTCAGGTGCCTCAAGAGCGCACTTTGGAGAATCGGCCCACAATTGGAATTGCGCAATGGACCTATTTGCGCTCATTCCACAGGCGAACACGATTTACCCACGTGAGTGGTTCAATAATATACTCGCGCCAGCGCTACCTGATTGGATCGAGTGGTATGGTTCAAAGGGCGCTGAATTTTTCGAGCTCCCACACATTGAGGTCAAGGGCTGGCGCGAGTTGCGAAAACAGATGAAAGTCCACCTGGTTGAGTGAATTTGCTCACTTGTTGATCGCATAAGCCTCGCTCTTATTATTCCTCTTTTGCTTTTTTTGTTGCAGCGTTATTGTTCGCGCATTTGTTGAGCTGTTGAGTTAGCGTCTCGATTCTCTTTTCCATTTGATGCAAGACCGCATTCCTAATGTCATCAAGAGCTGGAGCTAGGATCTTGTTCATATTGTATCTTGTTAGTGCGCCGTAATAGTCTTCGTATGATTGGTAGTCTCCAGCATTTGGAACCTCATCTGCGACAGTGTCTTGAACTTTAGTTTTTCCAGAATGGCTTCGTTTGGTTTGAGCGCTTAAAGCTTGGCGCTCCAGTTCGAGGCGCTCTTGTTCTATCTGTAGGCGTTTGTTTTCGTTCGCGATAGCGGCACCTTGAACAATGCCCTGGTTAAGAGAGTTCAATCCGTTCCCTCCCTGATAATTGCGATACATGCTGGTATCTAATTGAGCATGCGCAGACGCGGAAACCAATGTGATGATAACTGCAATGAATTTCATTTGGTGCCTCGTGAAGTATAGAGTTCAGCCGCCGATTCTGCAAAATGAGGCAGAGATCGAACCCCTGCCTCGCTGTTTTTCATTCCTCAATATTCGAATTCCCGAAATCTAATGAGTTCTGGTGCGTGTGAGTGTTGTACGGGTTAACGGTGCCTTTCTTTCCGGTGTACGGATTTGTGTTTCCTTGCGTCGAATAGTTGTTGTAGGGATTGCTGTCTGGAGCCGTTCTAAAATGGGGCTGCACATAGGTTCCGTCTTTTCGAACATGGCCCTGCACGTAAACATCCTTACCGAACGCTATTGCTGATAGTGATAATGAGAGAATCACGGGAAGCAGTTTCAACATGAAGACTCCTTTTGGGTTGTGAGTCTTGTTCGGTCGCTGTTCGAGTCGATTCAAGATGGTAAATAAAACTTAAGCAGTTGAGCGATGGGCTAAGTAAAGTTCGATCATCGAAAAATTAACTTTCGATTCTCATATCGATACACACGAGGTTAAGAGCTCGTTCAAGCATCTGAGTTTACATGTGTCGATTTAAGCTTGATAAATATACTTAAGTTATTGACATCCGTCATATTAAGATTCGCCTTATTGAGTCCAATGACGAAAGTCCGACACGTATCGCAGTGCTGCGAGGTACGGACATGAACTCAGAGTTGAAAAAGAAAATTAAGGATTACCTGATTTTGATTTTGGATGAGATCGACGCAAACCCGCCAGAACCGCCTCGACCTTCTCATCCGAGAGAGCAAGCACCTTTAATGCCATCTCGCGCCGGTGTGGTTCTGCCTTTTCGAAAGCGTCCATTAAGTGATTGCGCGAATTGAGCTGTGACTTGAGAGCTTCGATCTCGGCGCGGAGTGCTTTGTTCTCATTAAACAGCGCCTCAGCTCCCGCCTGTATGGTAGACAAAAGAAACTCTTTTGCCTCATCTGGGCTTAGTTTCGGAGGTTCGGGCTTGGTGTCGAGGGCGCGCCTGCCGAGTTCGCCTAGGTCAGTCGTGGGGCGTGCGTAGAGGTCTTCTTTGGTCACGCCAAGGGCTTTGGCTATGGCCTCAACGCTTGAGGTCTTAGTCCCCGCCTTTTTCGCTTCAATCCTGAAAACGGTGTGTAACGAAACTTTTGCTTTTGACGCTAATTCGCCTTGAGAAAGTCCCTCTGACTTCCTTAGTCGATACACATTAAAAGCTAGAATTTCCTCAATCGTTTTCACAACTTAAATCTACAGTATTCACTTCAAAGATAAAATTTGCTTATGAAGCTAAAAACATCTTTCAAAAATTGGCTCCGGGTGCTAAAACTGTCTTATGAGACGAGTTGACGCACGAAAACTGAGAGCATGGTTGGGCGCCGAGGGGCGCGGTTCACGAGATCGCTTATGCAAAGAGGCCATGATCTCTCGCGGATGGCTGAATGCAGCCGCCCGAGGAGATTATGAATGCACTCCACACCCAGCGACTATGGAGCGTGTGTGTAGAGTTACCGGCTATCCTCTTGACGAACTGTTCCCCGTGACCGAGGGCAACGAAGCCTCCTGACAGATTCTGACACTAAAACCGAGTTTGTTTATTAACGCTGGGCGGTGCCTAGCGCAATAGGTACGTGTTTGTCTGAAAGGATTACACATGGATACGGCATTGATTCTGCATAATTTCGAAGGTCGACGGGTCAGAACCCATGTTGATGAGCAAGGCCTCCCATGGTTCTCAGCTAAAGACGTTTGTTCAATCCTTGAAATCGCAAATCATCGTGATGCGGTCTCAAAGCTGGATGACGACGAAAAGGTGTCGGTATTACTCGACGGGTCACAAAAGCAAGTCGTCGTAAATGAGTCTGGCTTGTACTCGCTGATTTTCCGTTCGAACAAAATGGAGGCAAAGCGATTCAAAAAGTGGATCACCGGCGAAGTCCTCCCGTCAATTCGTCGAACCGGAAGTTACTCGACACAAGATGCATGGATCAAGTCTCGGCAGGACGGCAAGCTTGCTCGTCGAATCGCGACCGACACAATCAAAGATCTGGTCCCTTATGCGGCCAATCAGGGCAGCAATCATCCTGATAAGCTTTTCATGGTTTACTCAAAGGCAATTAATGATGCGCTCCTCGATCTTGACGGTCAAAAGAAGCCGAATAGTCTCCGCGACCAACTAAACACGATTCAATTGACGACGGTTGCCACGGCTGAGGTCGTTCTCGCTCGTTCAATTTATGAACAGATGGCTCAAGGCATTCATTACAAAGAAATTTTTCAGAATACGAAAGCTCGCATTCACGCATTCGCAGAAACAGTAGGTCGTACCCGTATCGGCGCAAGCGAGCGTGAGTGCATTGGTCTTTCATCGAGAAAGGAAATCGCATGATGCCTTTTGAATACGTGAAACACATCAATCTTACCGAGGCGCTCAAGAAGAGGCTTAGCATCTATGGATTCTATATGAGCGACCGGGGAAGCTCATCGCTTGCGGCGTTTGTGTGGGATCTAGTGAGTGAGCCGTCGTTTACTGTGAACTTGAACGACGAAAGCGCACTCGATCGAATCATGGCGGATTTTGTTCGAATTTACTTCGGGATTGAGCCTCAAGCTTGCGTGGTGAGCGAGAAACCAAGGTCGAGTCGACTGAAGCGCAATGCCACCGTTGGAGGTGTTTCATGAGTCGCACGTTTAGAACCGCAAAGGGAACCGAGCTTCCGCTGATGCTCCTGCGAGGGAAAGAATACCTTGAGGTCAAATATCGACTTGTGTGGTTCCGCGAAGAGAGACCTGCGTGGCGTATCGAAACAGAGCTCGTTTCTTTGCAGGCCGACTCTGCAGTCGCCAAGGCAACGATTAGAGATGAGAACGGCGCGATTCTCGCCACGGCTCATAAGTCAGAAGATAAAAAAGGATTTGCTGACTTCATGGAGAAATCCGAGACGGGCGCCATTGGGCGAGCTCTTGCGCTTCTTGGGTACGGCACTCAATTCTGTGCCGATGAACTTGATGAAGGCGGGCGCCTTGTTGACGCTCCAGTAGATGCGCCAAAGGAGAAAACTCAAGAGAAGACCGCGACTAAGCCACAGCAAGCGGCCATGAATAAGCCAGCCACGAAGGCAGTCTCGGCTCGTAGCGCTGGCGAGTTCGAAATCAAGAAAGCTAAAAAAGAGTGGGAAGGGCGCACGATCAAAGATGTGGTCGATCAAGTCGGCTTGCCGGCCTTTCAGAATGACGTCAGGTGGTGGGCTGAAGACTCTGGCCGTAAGAGCTTTACCGAGATTAAAGCTCTCAAGCAATTCTCTGACGCCTATGCCGAAGAGCTCAAGCGCCAAAACGCCGAACCTCCGTCTGACTGGAAAAACGAGGAGTGGCCGTCATGAACGTCATCAGAGAGCTCAAGGTTAACGGCATGATCGTTCAAGAAGTCGAAAGGCACGGTGAGTTCTTTGTTTTCGTGAATGGCTATCAAGTGATCGAGGATTATGCCACGACGATCAAGCTGATCGGCGAGCATGGGCAAAAAGAATCTGACGAGATGAAGCGCGTGCGTGAACTGTACGCAGAAGCAAAGACGAGGATTGCATGAAAAGCTCAACTGATATTATCGCAGCAAGCGCATTTGCAGCAGGCAGGGGCGAGAGCCAAATCGATCTTACTCTTCGCAAGCTTAAGCAAATGCGGAGTGAAATTGATTCAGAGATCTTGTGCCTTGAGCACACGCTTAAAACTGTTCGCGATGCTCTTGGGCGAAATGAGTTCGGCGAAAAGATCGATAACGAAAAGGAGTCAGCATGAGTTTCACAGCTGATGACAAATCTCGTTTCGATCTCGATTGCGAGATTCAATCGACGATTCAGGTGGTTGAAGTGAGGCTTTCAAACGAAGCTCTTACGCCTGAGGAGCGGACTCGACTGCAAGACATTTTAAAGTCTCTTTTGTGGCTTGCGGATCTCAATGAGCAAGCATTGCCGGAGGTTGGGTGATGGCGCATTTTAAATATGATCGTATTGACGTTAACATGAGCGCATCTGAAGTGATGACGATATTTTGGGCTCTTTACAGCAGTCTTTCTTCATGCAAGACGAACGAACACTACAAGTATAATCCAGAGTCGTTTGATATAAACAATGGCCATATTGTCGAGCTAGCTAGAGAGTTCGCGCGCATCACTGATTCAGTCCATACGATCGAGCAGCTTCTTAAAGAGATTGACGCGGTCATGGGAAAGAACAAGCGCGAGAATGATCTGCAGAAGAATAAATCAGAGTCAGCATGATGACCACACCAAATCTCTCATCAGTCATGACTGTTGATAACGACAACGTCGTAGTTCCACGGCTTTCGTGGCAGCAAGCCAAACGCATTCTCGAGAAAGAGCGCGCAAAGAGAAAGCCGACATGGGCGGAGAGTCTTGAGCGCAGGCCTTGTCGCATATGTGGCGTGATGACTGTCTTCAAAGATGTTTGCGGTGGCTGTGATGATTTGGCGGACGCCGCCTTGAAGTGAGCGCTTGTGGTCGGTTGGTCGACACCTGTCTGGCACGAGGGTCAGGGTAAGCAAGCGTTCACTTGAAGCGACGACGTGGGAAGCTGTGGAGTGCGTCGGTGTCGCAAATGCGGCGCGATTGAAATAGGGACGGCCCACTGGAGACACGAAGCAAGAGAGCAAGAACGCTGGGTTATGCATGGCTCGCAAACTCTCGCTAACTTGGCGAGAGCAAACGAAGGGTGAAGACCCAAAGCAAACCCTGGCCGGTGTCGCGACCGGCTCGCTTCACGTCGGGAATGCTCAAGATGGTTCGACGTTAAACCACAGTTGGGCTGACAGCCTGGAAAGACGGGCGTTTTTTCGAGGGAACTATGGGCGCTGAGAAAATTTGGTTGAGTCTTGAGGAGCTGGCAAAACGTCACAACCTGAAGATGTGGCGCGTTTATGACCTATCGCGCAAGGGTAAATTGCCAATCAAAACAATCATGGGTGAGCCAGTTATCCCATACCAGGTTGACGTTATCGAATTCGAGAAATTAGTTTCGACCGCTCAGGCGAAACAAAAGCCAAGTTCTTTGAAAATCGAGCGGAAGAGCATAGTGCGCGGCCATAGAAAGGAACCACTTGAATGGCCGTGAAATCGATCACGATTTCAAAAATAACGAACGCCAAAGGCGAGATCCGCTACCGAGTTGATTATTACGATCAATGGGGTAGGCGGTGCCGACCGTCGTTCCCAACAAAACGCGAAGCCGAAGATCACAAGAAGCTTCTTTTGCAGCAGTTCGCAACGGGCCAGCGTGAAGCTAGTCCTGACGACATGTCGATAAAGGATGCGATTGAGAAATACGGCACGCTTAGAAGCGAGGGGAAGGTTTCAAAAGACCAGGATCGGATTTATTTCCACCGGCTTTATGACTTTCTCCTTGATGAGTGCGGCCTTTACTCTGTGCAAGAGATTACTCCACTTCACATGGAGCAATTTCAGGCGTTGAGAGCAACGAAGGTCGCTGGAAGTACAGTCAATCGAGAGTTCAATACCTACCGGAATTTTTTCACGACACTCGTTCGGTGGGGCTCAATCGCGAAGAGCCCGACTGACGATCTTGAGAATCTCCCGGTAAACCCACATCTCCGTAAGCCGTGGACCGTTGAGCAAACGCAAGCCGTAATCAACGTCCTTCCTAGGCTTTATGGTGACTTCATTTTTGCAATGGCAGTCGGCGGGTTTCGGAACGTTGAACTTAGAAACATGACTTGGAGAGATGTCGATTTTGAGCGACGAGTAGTGATTGCGAAATCGAGAAAGAACAAGGGCGGGCTAAAGGCTCGCGTCGTTCCGATGACGCAAGAAATGGCCATTTTCTTTTCCACAAAGCGCGATCAAGCGCCTATGGGAATGGCAGTCGATTCGGCGCCGGTATTTATCAATTCACGGCGTACAGTGATTGATAATTGGCGTCTCGCAGAGGTCGTAAACCGAGCATGTGAGAAATTGGGATTTGTGGGCTTAACGGCGTATGGACTTCGACACAGTCTAGTGACTGAGATGCAGTCTCAGAATCTGGCTGAGGAAAAGATCAAGCGCATCGTCGGGCATTCGGCGAACTCACGAGTAACAGCGATGTACACGCATTTGAACGTGCAGCAATTGCGCGATGCCCTGGAGTCAACAGAGCAGGCGCAAAAGCTGACGAGGTATAGTCACTAATGGACACTGGGAAGTTTTGGAGGCTACCTTTTATGTCCAGGGAAACTGCTAAGTGCTTGAATATAGATGGTGCAGACACCAGGACTTGAACCTGGGACCCCTACCGTGTGAAGGCAATTAGCGCGACAAAAATTGAACCATGGCCGCAAGTATAATGCTCTTTCGTTAGTATTTTCAAGAGCTTGGCTTTTGGCCTGTTTCTGAAACGTTTTGTCAGTTTCGATGAATCTTGGGTGCCTATAGTCACCAATGGACACCGATTCTTGTGACCATACCTCCGAACAACTTTGGTTATACAGCGCAGGGGAAGCGCACGGAGGGGACATGGCAAAGAGATTCACAGACACCGATAAATGGAAGCGGCCTTGGTTTCGTAAGCTGCCGTCTGAGGCCAAGCTTGCATGGATTTACCTTTTAGATGAGTGCGACCACGCTGGGGTGTGGATCGCTGACTTGAGCCTGATGAGTTTCCAACTCAATCTTGATGTTTCGCTGTCCGACCTTAAACGCTGGTTTGGTGAAAAGATCGAACTCGTTGATCACGATAAGGTGTTCATTCGATCATTTATCGAGTTTCAGTATGGCGAATTACGGGATGGCAATGCAGTTCACCGCTCGGTGATTTCAAGACTCGCAAAAGCTGGCGTCGATATAGCCCACGAATCCGGTCTAAGTAATGATCCCGGCGCCGTTTTGGCCCGCCTGTCGGCAAAGAAGAAGCGCCAAGTTATGACCGATGATTTCTTTGTATGCACGTACTGTGGCATTGGCGGGAACGAACAAACGCTCACGGTGGATCATATCGTTCCGAGAACAAAGGGAGGAGACAACTCAGACGTCAACCTCACTACTGCATGCCTGTCGTGTAACTCAAGAAAAAGCGACATTGATGCGAATGAGTTTATTGAGCATCACGGTTTGCGCGATCGATTGAGCATCAGACTCTTAGATAAGTTGTCGCTAATAGGGGCTATTAAGCCCTTAAACACTGTGATTAAGGACTTATCCGGGGCTAAAGATAAAGATAAAGACAAAGACAAGGATCAAGACAAGAACACGGATACAAAGAAATTCCAAAAAAGTTCCGTTCAAAAATTCGACTCCGTTTACAAGTACGATCTTCAATCACTGTTCGATCTGTATCCTCGCCAAGAAAAGAAAGCTCAAGCCATCCAGATCATGGCTGAACGCATCCAGTCGCAGTCTGATCGCGACGAATGGGAGCGGGCCATCCGCAATTACGCGACACAGTGTCGAAACGAAGAGCGAGAACTAAAATACATTCTCACATTCCCAAACTTTCTCGATGAGTGGACTGACTGGCGCGATAGGCAACCGCTTAAGTCAGTCGCCAATTCAGACATCGTGGAGCGATGAGCTATGTTTCGTTCAGCATCGCAATCCGCACACGTCGAAATAGATGCCCGTAGAAACGCACGGAAGGGTCTTAGGCGCTTCGGAATTCAGTTCCTTGATGATGCCCTACTGGGGGTGTCTCCCAGCGATCTCGTGCTCATTGGAGCGCCTTCCGGGGTTGGCAAGACTCAGCTTTGTTGCAACATCGCACTTGCCAACATGCGTGAAGGAAAACGTGTTCACTTCATGGCGCTTGAGGCCGAAGAGTTCGAGATCGAGCGTCGGATTAAGTATCAGATCTTTGCCAACGCATATTACGAGGCGCGAAAACGCGGGCATCCTGCTGCATCGCGGGTGCCGACTTATGATCGCTGGGTATTGGGTGACTTCATTGACGAGCTCATGGAGTTCGAGTTGTTTGCGGCTGAGCAGCTTGAAAAGCACTACAAAGATCTATTCCTGTTCTACAAGCAAGATAGGTTCACGGTCGCGAATCTGATTGAGAACGTCGTAGCAAATGCGTCGGAGTCAGATCTCTTCATTATTGACCATGTGCACTACTTTGATTTTGACGATGACAACGAAAACCGTGCGATGCGTGAAATCGCCAAAACGGTCCGCTCCCTCGCTCTCGAAGAGGGTAAGCCGATCATTCTCGTTGCTCATCTTCGCAAGCGCGACAAGCAGAACGAAGAGCTTGTTCCGGGTATTGATGAGTTTCATGGCTCATCGGACCTAACAAAAATCGCCACAAAGGTAATCACCATCGCGCCAGGCGGACGTACTGCCGATGGGTGTTTTGAAACATTTTTTCGAATTCCAAAAAACAGAATGAACGGCGGCGTAACCAGATTCATTGGCCGCGTGATGTTTGATCCTAAGAGGAACCAATATGAAACCACTTACAAAGTTGGACGAGCCGGACTCACCAAGAAAACTGGTTTTGAAGAGTTTGCTCATGATCTTTACCCAGAGTGGGCCACACGTCCGAAATGAAGTTGGCGCAGCCACGGCGATTCAAATGTTGAGAGATAAACCAGCGATGCTTCAACTCAAAGAAGGTCGGGATTTGCTGCGGGTTTGTCGCGAGATCATTCGCGGAACGACTTGGGAGATGGCTATATTTCCTGAAGCCGATTCTTTCGAGGATCGCGTAGCCAAGAAGAGAATTGAGTCAGCTCTCGATAGGCACTGGGCTGAGTTTGTTGATGGCCCAGGAGGGAACCAATCGCTCAGCTATGAGGCTGTGGCTGGAATTATTCGGTCACGAGAGCAGTCGACTGGTGTCGACGCCTAATTTCGCAAATCCATAAAGGGCATGAGCTATGAACCACAACATGAACGAAAAGCACTTATCCACATCTGGCCATGTGTACAACCCCGTGGAAGCCGACGGCAGCGCTTTGCACTTTTTAAAACTCAATATCAGACTCGAAAAAAAGTTGGCTGCGACAAAGGCCGAACTTGAGCGCGTGCTAGTGAGAAACCAAGAGCTCATGAATGAACGTGACTATTGGAAATCGCGTGCGACAGGGGCTGAGAGAATGGTTTTACCAGCGGGGAGGGGCGCGTAGATGGGAAAATACGGAATGCCATACATGGGCTCAAAGTCGAGCATTGTTGAGGCTATACTCGAAGAGCTTCCATCGGCTGAAAACTTTTATGACCTGTTTGGCGGAGGCGGTTGTGTGAGCCACTGTGCCTTGGAGAAGTTCCAGCACAAATGGAGTCGCGTTCATTACAACGAAATTGAGTCCGACATTGCTGCGCTAATTCGAAAGGCGACACGCGGTTGGTTTAACTACTCAAGATTTAAACCAGAGTGGGTATCTCGAGAGGGCTTTTTTAAGAACAAAGACTCATGCGCATACACCAGGACGATTTGGAGCTTCGGGAATAATCAGCGCGATTACCTTTTTGGAAAAGAGATCGAAGATAAAAAGCGAAGCCTTCATAACGCCGTTGTCTTTGGCATTTTTGACGACATGGCGGCTCGGCTTCTCGACCATGATTCGTGGCCGGATAATTTGTCAGATATTAAAGCGCGCCGTCTTTTTGTTCGATCCAAGGCACGAGAGAAGCTTGGCGAGCGAGGCGATCTCCAACAGCTCCAACAGCTCCAACAGCTCGAACGGCTCGAACAGCTCGAACGGCTCGAACGGCTCCAACAGCTCGAACAGCTCGAACGGCTCCAACAGCTCGAACAGCTCGAACGGTTCCAACAGCTCGAACGGCTAACAATCTCGTCGCTGAGCTATGAGCAGGCAAGGATAGAGCCAAATAGCATCATCTATTGCGACATCCCATATCAAGGAACAGAAAAATACCTGCGCGAGTTTGATTATGCGAAGTTCTTCGATTGGGCTGCGAATCACAAAACTCCGGTGTTTATATCCGAGTTTGAGATAAGAGACGAACGATTTAGCGTTGTCTTTGAAAAGCAGAAAATCCAAAAGCTAGCATCAAACATGAAGTCACAAAAGCGCAAGGTGTTTACTGAGCGCGTATACGCGAATGCGGCCGCGCGGATGATTCATTTAGGCAACCCATCCGAAATTCAGCTGGAGCTTGGCGCGTGACCGACTCACTCGACAATCAAATCTCAAAATCTCTTAGAGACGCAATGTTCGCAAAAGACATCGAGATTGCAGAACTAAAGATTGAGCGAGCGGATCTGTATGCTCAGCTTTCTTACTACACAAAGTTGCGCGCACCACCGGTCAGGCACTCGGCAAGAAGGATGCTCGAAATTGAACGCGAGAGCGAGAGGAAAGCACGGGCTGAGCGAATGAAGGCCGAAGTGCCTGAACTTCTGAACGGCAAAGCAAGTTAACTGCAAAGCATAAAAGAGGGTCGTGTGAAAGAAAAGCAAATCGAAAATCAGATCCTAGCGTGGCTGAGATGCAAGCGAATCTTTGCGTGGCAGAACCATTCCGTCGGCCTCTATGACGCGAAGAAAGGAATCTTTCGAAAGTCGTTCAATCGCTATCATATCAACGGTGTGAGCGACATATTGGGTGTCATGCATGACGGTCGGATCTTGTGCATTGAAGTGAAATCAGAAAAAGGACGGTTGTCTGGTCATCAAAGAGAGTTCCTCCAAACCATTGCAGACAACGGCGGTATCGCAATTGTAGCTAGGTCTGTTCAAGATGTCGAGCGTGTGCTTGGAGCGGAGGCCGCATGACCAATCCACATCCGAGCGCCGGACGAGAGAATTTAAAATCACAAATGCCAAAGGAGGCAATACATGGACGAGAAAAAAGATACCTACTGTGAGCAAGCGGTCGAGCCGCAAAGAGACTTCGGTTTTGCTCTTTATCATCTTAAGCGAGGGAGAAAGGTTTCTCGAGAAGGTTGGAATGGAAAGGGGATGTGGCTGAAGCTTCAGCATCCCGATACGTTCTCAAAGATGCAGCGCCCATACGTTTACATTAAGACTGCAAATAATGAATTAGTCCCATGGGTAGCCTCGCATGGTGATCTTCTTGGAAATGACTGGAGAGTTGAACATGAGTAAACAAAAGCCATCTATCGGACGAGTTGTTCACTATCAGAAATACGGCACACCTGGTGGTGAGCACAAGCCTGAGCCGAGTCCAGCAATCATTACTAAGATTCTTGATGAAGAAACTGACAGGTGCCAGTTGTTCGTCATGAATCCGAATGGGCTCTATTTCAATGATACGCCATATTCCGAAGAGCCAAAGGGCGGACACTGGAACTGGCCACCGAGAATTTGAATCGAATTCGACTGGCCCACGTCACGGGCCTTTCTGACGTGGGCGGAAGCAATTGAGAGTGGAGGGATTATGACTGATCCAAAAACCAAGCTGATAGATGAGCTGTGTGAGAGGTTTGTTCCGTTATGGCGCAGACATTGGAGCCGCGATGATAGACCTTCCGAGACATTGGATATTCTCCGAGAACTCCTCGCCGAGTCTGTTTATTGCGAAGACGAACACAGCGAATGGCTTCTCATTGGCGCTAGGGATAAAAATCACAAGGTTAGCATCAGTGAAATTGTGAGCGTGCTTCAAAACAATCGTCCGAAGTCTGAGCAGCTTGATGTAGCCGAACGAATTATCAAACACGGCATCGAGGTGTGAGTATGAGCGAGCAAGAATTTAAACAGTTAGTGACGCTTCTGGATGGCGTACTGAGTTGCAAGACTCAGGCGCATCGGAAGCTGGCAGTCTCGATGATCATCAACTTACTGCGCGAGAAGGTGACGAAATGACATTCTGGGAATTTGCAGACAAGCACGCTGACGGACTTGGAGCACTGTTTGTCGCCGCCTTGCCTGTTATTGTTGCGTTCGCTTTGATGGCCTTCGTTGCGTGGCTTACAAGGGGAGATGCCCAATGAACGCGAACGGGTTTGAGAAACCGAAAGTAATCGTATCAAGCAGCGAGTTTCGCCGACTGAATCACACCAATCCGGCGCTGACAGAGGAGCGCTATTTCGAGATTAGACGCGCTTACGATGATCTATACAAGCAGCACGAAAATGACCGCGCGGAAATCGAGCGACTCAAAGATGAAGAAATCAAGGACGCGCAGTTTATCAGGCATCAGAAGGAACAGATTGAGCGGCTCGAGTCACAGCATGAAAAGGACCGAGCGGAGATCGAAGGCCTGCGGCTGGCTCTCGAAGACAGAGAAAAGATTCATGATCAGCACTGTCAGTTTTTTGAAGCTGAAAGGCTGAGAGACCGCGCTCGAATTGAGGAGCTAGAAAGAATCGATAAAGTCTATCACATGAATCGCGATTGGATTGAGGATGCGAAGGCTCGAATCACTGAGCTGGAGGCGTTGGTGAGGGAGGCAGATAACCTTCTCGTCTCATCGCTTGAGTCGGCAATCAGTGATCTTAAAAAGAGGCGCTATTCTGAGGTGGACATTGCTTCGTTCGAGGAGTCTCTGGCGAACTACAATGCGACTCGGGCAGTGGGGGATGAATAAATGAGAACATATTTTTATTGCTCTCAAGGGAATTATAACTTTGCAGATCCTAGCGAGAAGCAATGGTGCTTAGAATTAAGCACACCATTTGGTCGGGTGTCGGAGACATTCAATGAAAAGCCCGATCTTGATGATTTATTGCCTACAGACGTTCTTGATCTGATTGAAGAGCGAGTGAAAAGTTACTGGATCTATACTTCAAGAGAAGAATGCCTGAAGCGGATCGATGGAATTCGTGCGCACTCGCTAGAAATCAACAGACAGTTCATTGAGTTTGAAATCAAGAAGCATCAAACGGCAATCTCTGAGCTTGAGTCTAAGCTTGATGATATTTCTGATCTTGAAGCTAGTGCGCTTGGTGGTGACCATGGCTGACATAAGCTTGTGCCGCGACCACGAATGCCCGTCGCGCGAACACTGCTACAGGTATCGGGCTAAGCCACATGTACTAAGGCAGTCTTATGCTGACTTTAAGCACGAAGGCGAGCGGTGTGAAGCTTACTCGTCAACATCGGGCTGGGATGACTGGCATCTCTTGCCGATGGATACGCTTAATTGGATAGCGAAGGGAAAAGAGGCTGAGTGAAATGATTAAAATTAGGAAAAGTAAAACGGCTGATACTAGAACCTGTGACTGGTCGAAAGTCACAAAAGATGAGCTCCTTGATAGTACGCACTCTCATTTGGATGACGTCAGGCAAGGCTACTATTTTTTCGTCTACCTTATGATCAAACAGCAAGAAAATCACGATCTCACGAAGCTGAGCCACCTTGATGACTTCTACCGGAACTTTCGGACAGGCTTTAAAGAGCGCGATTGGTGGGATTTACATCAAGAGAAGGAACGTCATCATTTTAATGATCCGAGATTCATCCAAGACGATGTGAATCTAATCGATGTGCTCGATCATATTATTGATGGTGTGATGGCAGGGATGGCCAGGTCAGGAACTTATCGACAAGAGAACATCAGCCCAGAGTTACTCGTGAAGGCATACCATAACACTGTCAAATTGCTTCTAGACGAGGTTGAGGTGCTAGATGACTGATCAAAAGCGGCGGGAGTTTTGGATTGCCGGATTTAAGTTTGGCGACAATGAGGCGTGCTCTCAGTACTGCACTGTCGATCTGATCGAGAGAAAAAATCGGGATATCATCCACGTCAGAGAAGTTCTCCCAGGCGACTTAGTGCTCTCAGCAGATGAAGCGGACAAAGTGTATCAAGCACTGAAAGACGAAGAGAAACGATGCGGTCGATTGTTTGGCGGCCTGGCCGAAGCCCTCGCAATCATCGAGAAAATGAGAATGCCATGAATGATCAAAAGTGCCATGAGCTGCCCCCTGTACTTGTAGAGGCTCATGAAAAATTCAATGAGGACACAGAAGATGGACAATCTCTATGGCCCTCTCAGAGACATTCTTACTGTGCTGGGTTCATGTCTGGTCGAGAATTGCCATTTGGCTCCATTGTTCTCAGTGCCGAGGGGGTCGGGAAGATTCGTGATGCACTGAGAGGTTCGCTTGGATGGTTTGCTCTCTTTAACGATGAAGATAACAAAAAGAAGTGGCCTGTTTATGTTCGGCGCTGTGAAGAAGCCCTCGCAATCATCGACTCGAAAAGAGGTGGTGTGTGAGCTGGCAATCAATTGAATCGGTTCCAGAAGACAGACTCGTGATGCTTGGTACATGGGTGCGAAATGCTGTCACTGGTGAAACGAAGTGGGAATATTACGTCGGCGAATACATATGGGAGGAGAGCATGGTTGTCGATCAAGACGGCTGTGAATTGCCGTGGGGGCTTGAGGATTTCGAGAGGTGGTGTGAGTTACCTATTCCACCCAAAGACGAGGAGTCCGCCAAGTGAAGAAGCTTTTAGCTGATCTAATAGAAGTCCTTCTTGGCCATAAGGTAATTGTCTCTCGATACGATCTTGCAAAAGCTTGGCGAGATCAAGTTAAGCCCTATGCTCTCGAGAAAGAGCCTGATCCGGCTGGTGTGTATGACTCAGCATTCAACGATATGTGTAAGGCCATCGGTCTTCGGGAGGGCAAGTGAACGCCTACGAGATTTTAGGTCGAGCGATTGTAGGTGTGTCGGTAATGATATTTCTTGGAGGCGTCATCGTGATCGCATTTGAGAGATGGTGGCAGGTCTACAGGAACATAAAAGGCGCATACCATCTGAGAGAAGCCATGAAGCTTTACTATGCTAGCAAGAAGGACTCGATTAAGTGAACGCATACGAGAAATCAATAGCGAAGAAACAGGCGAGAAAGAATAAGCCGAGACCGTTTGCCGATAGTGGTGTGATCTTTGAAGTGACTGATGAACACGGCGAGATAGCTGTTCAGTTCTGGCATTGGCCTCGATGTGGGGCGAACGCTAAGACATGTAGAAAGTGGGCAGCCTGGTTAACGAAAGCTGCCGACTACCTCGACGCGAAGGAAAAGAAGAAATGACCGATCCAAAATCAAGCCGCCGCTACATCCTCGAAAACGAAGAGCTCAAAGATATCATCAAGAAGATGTGGTTCATGGCTAAGCGATACGCTCAAGGGCGCGACTCATACGCTCCTATGCTGATGGACTATTGCACACGGCGAGCGATTGAACTAGGCGTTGATATTCAGCCTGATCCTGTGGACGGCAAACTTTACTTTATGTATGTGGAAGGTGAGAAATGAGTAATCACGAATCCACTCACGCTTCGAAAAAGGATAATGGAATGGAAAACCAAAAGTACACAGCTGCCGAATGCCTCTACAACATGCTGAAAGCAGACCCGAAGCTGTACGAGACGTGCCTCGATACAATTGGATTTGCTTACTGGTTCAACCAGCTTGCGATTCTTGCTAAGAATGCCCCCTCACACTCCTCCGGACGTGAGTTTTGGATTAAAAAACTCCCGGAACACAAGGCACCGGCAGAGTACGTGATGTACGGATGGGACAAGACGCCTTCTGTGCCGGAAAACTATATTCACGTTCGCGAGATCGTGCCTGATCGTGCAATCGAGAATGCCCCCGAGTCGGCTCCGAACGAGGCTGTGGTGATGGAAGCAATCAAACAACAAGCTGCCATTATCGCCGAACTCGATGACGGTACAATCGACCAAGTTATCAAGGCTGACTTCGTTTATGCTGCGACCTGGATGTTTGACTGGCTCAGAGGCCGTAGAGGGCGAGTAGGTGACGCTCCGAGACTTACACTTACGACTGGGGATGAGAGCGATCCGAATGTGAAAAGAATCAGCTTTCAGGAAGCTTACGACATACAAGCAAAGCAGATATTTATGCAGGAGAAGCGCATCCTAGAGCTCGAAAAAGAAAACGCCACCATGCGTGTGATGGCTGGCCTCGACACCGATGCCGCTCAGGTCATGGCAGTCGGCGTTGAAAACCTCAAAGAGCGCATCCGGGAGCTCGAGGCCAAACTCAATCAAGGCGAGGCGAACTCTGCCGAGAATGCGAAAAAGATGAGGGTGCTCGAGGCTGAGGTCTCGCGGCTGACTGAAATGATCAAAAAAGACAAGCTCTATGAGAGTGTATATGCCGATCGCGAGCGTTACCATGATGCGCTCCAAGAGATCTACCGAGCGCCGACGGATATCAGACGTGCTGTTGAGATCGCACGGGAGGCTCTTAAGGGCTCCGCTAACCAACCGTAATCACACGCTGTTTTTAAATAGCAAAAATACTCCAAAAATACCTTGCTATTAGTACATACCTGGTGCATACTGTATTTGTAGCTATGATAAATGACAAATACTAAGGAGCTAAAAAATGAAAGACTTTACTGCACGCGAAAGCAAAACGACCGAGGGCGAAACCTTGATAACATTTTACAGCCGCCAAACGGGCCTTGAATGCGCGAGTGTACTACTGGGTGCAGAGGGCGAGGATTGGGACTTTGAGCGCGGACTGTCGCAGGCCGACATCGATGCGATGCAACGGTATGTTCGCGGCGGTATGAGTGGCAAAAAGTTGTACTTGATCGCAGACGGCGACGTTACTCTTGCAGACACTGATACTAAGGTTGATGGCGAGACCTCAGTACTTGCATATGCCGAGAGCGAGGAGGAGGCGCTCGAGCTCGCAAAGGCCTATGATGCGGGCAAAATACAATACGACAATGTGATGGTTAATGGTAAGACCGTCGCCGCCCTGCAGGCTCAGTGAGCGCGCCATGGCCACAAAACCAATTACAATCAAGATCGAGGAGGATCTGCTTGAGGCGATCAAGCAGCAGGCGGCTATCGAGCATTTGCCTTATCAGACATGGATCAAGCAAGTGATCGCGCGTGAGCTCGATCGAGCCAAGAGGCGCGTGAGGCGCTGAAGTAATCAGCTCGCCTCTTGTTGCATCTCTTCAGCTTCGCGAATCGTTTCTCGCACTACGCTCTGAATGAGTTTTGAAAACTCACGACCACTTCGCGCTTGCAGAATGTCGTAAGCGATCTTCTCGTCAGGATGGACCAGAATCGTGATTGCGGCGCGCTCGCTTCTCGTGACTTTCTTTTCGAAAACGAATGCTGAGATTGATTCTGCGATTTTTTCTTTAAGAGCCATACGGCCATCGTAAGCGCACTGATACGAAAATCAATCTGAAATTCAACCGTGTGCTGGTAAACTTTGCGGTTTACCAATGCGCGAAGAGAATCATGTTATGGACGTGATTCTAGACTCATCTCAATCCATCGCTAGCAATCTAATACCCGCATTGTTTGATCCCAAGTTTCACGACGACATTTTCGCGTCGATTAAATACTTCGGCATTGAGCGCACTGGGAAGGCCATGATCGATCAAGGGCTCCATCCGTCTTTTGTGAAAGCGACAATCCGCAGAATCATTCGACACAGGGGTTGGTGAATGACCGTTTGGGAAATCATCTTTTACAGCGCGGTTGGATTCTGTATCGGTCACATGATAGCCGAGGCAATAATTTCGGCGATCAAGCGGAGCAAGCATGGCTGAAAAGAAGCTTACGCCAAAGCAAGAACGCTTTTGCCTTGAATACATCGTTGATTTGAATGGCGCGCAAGCAGCCATTAGAGCTGGTTACAGCGAGGCGACTGCGAAAGAGATCGCATCTGAAAACCTCACGAAACCTAACGTGCAGCGTCGAGTGCAAGAGCTAATGAGTGAGCGTGGCGAGCGGACAAGAATCACTGCAGATCGAGTGATTCAAGAGATTGAACGTCTGGCGATGTTCGACCCGAAAGACCTTGTTTACTTAGCGAATCCTCAGCAAATCGCAGAGCTGCCAGAGGATGTGCGCCGCTCAATCGTCGGATGGAAGTACGACAAAGATGGCGTTCTCGAGATCAAGCTAGCGAAAGAGAAGGCGCTCGAGATGCTCGGACGACATCACAGACTATTCACCGACAAGGTTGAAACCAAAGTCGATGGCGAACTTGAGGTCAAGGTCTCGAAGGTTGATCTCACAGAGCGAATCAAACAACTGAAAGGCGAGTGAATAGATGGACGGAGGAGGATTGGACACAGCTGAGTTATTGCGCGACGAGCTTGCGTTATGGCGGCGGGCTGCTTTCCTAATTCGCGAGCAGAGAAACGACATGATTCGAAAAGCTCTTCATATCGACCGCGCCGAAGAGCGAATCAAAGAGCTTGACGCAGAAGCCGGCGTTTCAGAGAAGCCAAAAGACGAAAAATGATCTGCGCTGGCCTTACTCGCGAACAATCCAACGCTCTTTATCTCGAAGTTCTCGAGGCAAACGACCGCGAGTCTCTTCGTGACCTCTGCCGCAATGACCTGTTCTTTCTCCTGACGATTGCCTGTAAGCGAAAGGATATTAACCGCGACTGGCTTTATGATCGCTGTCGCGAGGTCGAGGCGAACCCGAATGGCCATCTAGACCTGTGGGCTCGTGAGCATTACAAGTCAACCATCATCACGTTTGGTAAATCCATTCAGGACATCTTGCGCGATCCTGAAATCACGATCGGAATATTCTCGCACACTCGACCGATCGCAAAAGCGTTTCTCAAGCAGATCAAGCGCGAATTCGAAGACAATACTTTCCTAAAGAGCCTCTTTAGCGACATCTTGTATGATAAACCAGAGTCGGATTCGGTCAGCTGGTCGGATGACAACGGCATAATCGTAAAGAGAAAGACGAACCCGAAGGAATCAACAATAGAGGCGTGGGGTCTTGTTGATGGCCAGCCGACATCTAAGCACTTTGCTCTGCTGGTTTACGATGATGTTGTTACTCGTGAATCGGTGACGACATCCGACCAGATCAAGAAAACCACCGAAGCGCTTGAGCTGTCATATAACCTCGGCGCACAAGGCGGAAACAGGCGATTCATCGGGACGCGCTATCACGCAAACGACACGTATAAGACCATCATGGATCGAGGGACGGTTTCTCCTCGCGTGCGCGCTGCGACCGATAACGGAAAGCTCGACGGAAATCCTGTGTTTCTTCCTAGGAAAACCCTGGACGAGAAGAGAAGGGACTTCGGATCTTATACGTTCTCGTGTCAGATGCTTCAGAACCCGTTAGCTGATAGCGCAATGAACTTTAAAGAAGAGTGGCTTAGATTCTATAAGGTTCTCGGCGATTACTCGACATGGAACCTCTACATCATCGTAGACCCAGCGAGCCAAAAGAAGCGCACGAGTGACTTCACCGTCATGGAAGTCATTGGGCTTGCGCCGGATCAGAACTATTACCTCATCGATGCTGTTCGCGACAGACTCAACCTCACGCAAAGGGCCGATAAGCTTTTCGAGCTTCACCGGAAGTATCGACCGAAAGCGGTCGGATATGAGCGCTATGGAATGCAGTCCGATATTGAACATTTCAAATACGTAATGGAGCAAGAGAACTACCGATTTGAGATCATCGAACTCGGTGGAAATATCGCGAAAGAAGATCGTATCAGGCAGCTTGTTCCTATTTACGAACAGGGCCGATTCTATATGCCTGAGCGCCTTTCGTTCGTAGATTATCAAGGTCGGCCAATCGATTACGTTCGTGCGTTTATCGATGATGAGTTTAAGACGTTCCCGGTATCTGTTCATGACGACATGATGGATTGTCGCGCGCGAATCATCGACCCAGATTTAGGTGCTAAGTTTCCAGACTCGAAAGCCGCAGCGCTGACTCCAGATAAGATCGGCGTCTTCTACCCAAGCGGCGGAACTGGCTTAGGATTCTAAATATCAACCCCGCAAGCATTTAGAGCTGCGAGACAAATCGCGAGTGGCGCGGTGTCGGCTGACGCAAGAATCATTTGACAGCCAGCCGGTGTTACTTCCTCGCAGATAATCCAGTTTTGACCGTCATGAGCGAGGACGAGCTGTTTATCAGTGAATAGTCCGATTTTCTCCACAACTTCCCAAGCCGCCGCGATGTCGGTGGAGTAGGGCCGATGATGCTCGTATGGGTAGCCGATCGCACCACAGAGGCATTTGCGAGGTCCGGTCTCGCTCGTGGCTTCGCCATCTTTCATGAGCTGGCACCAGCTTTCTCCCATCACCTTCTCAGCCACCAGCGCGTCTAGCTCACGTCCTGCTTTCATCATTCACCTCTCGAAAAAACAAATAGCATGAACCCATGAGCTGGTAAACTTTGCTGTTTACCAATTTCGGTCAAAGCCTATAGCAAATGGCTAAAGACCGCGAACTTCTCGAAGAAATCAAAGAGCGATTCAAAGAGGCAGAAGACGCGGCAAGCGACTTCCGCCAAGCATTCAAGCGCGACATGAGTTTCCGCTACGGGGACCAATGGGATGACCAGGACCTCAAGAAGCGAAAAGAGCGCGGTAGACCTTGTCTTGTATTTAACCGCATCAACCCGACGATTCGTCAGATCACAAATGATCAAAGGCAGAATTCACCATCGCCTGAGGTCGTTCCGGTAGACGATGTTGGTGATCCAAAGACCGCTGAGGTCATCCAGGGCATCACGCGCTACATCTTGAATAACTCGAACTCTAAGAGCGCCTTTTCGACGGCGTTTGAGCATGCTGCGACCGGCGGCATAGGTTTTTACCGTGTTTTGACAGAGTACGCTGATGATAAGTCGTTTGATCAAGAGATTAAGATCAAGCGCATTATCAACCCGTTATCTGTCTCCTTTGATCCGCATTCGACCGAAGTAGACGGATCAGATGCCGAGTGGGCATTTGTCACTGACGACATCTCGAAAGAGAAATACAAACGCCTTTTCGGAAAATCGAAACTCTCAAGCCTTGATGCGTGGAGCTCAGAGGGAAATCCATTCGTTTTGAATGAGAAGACCCTTCGCATCGCTGAGTATTTCTACAGCGATTATAAACAGAAAACACTTCTCCTGCTTTCAAATGGCGAGTCGGTATTTGAAGATGAGCTCAATAAAGAGCTTCTATTTGCAAAGGGAATTTCTGTAGTTGAAGGGCGCACGCGCCAAGTTCAAGTCCGATCGATTAAGTGGTGTAAGACTGACGGTGAGGAGATCCTCGAGCAAACCGACTGGCTTGGCCTTTGGATTCCGATCATTCCGGTTTATGGCGAGGAGTTTTTCCTCGATGGAAAGCTCAATCATCGCGGAATGGTCGCCGATGCTCGTGATCCGCAGATGGCGTTTAACGCACTCTCGAGCGCTGAGATCGAGGCCATTGCCCTTGCGCCAAAAGCTCCATGGCTGGTCACGATGGAGAACATTCAAGGGCTCAAGGCCGTTTGGGATCAGTCGAACGAAAACCTGCCATACCTGCCGTTTAATACTGACAAGTCTGGCTTTGTTCCGACGCGGGTTATGGCCGAGGCGAACATTGCTGCGATCACTCAGGCGTCGATGCAGATGGGCGATAACCTCAAGACCACGACTGGCGTCTTTGACGCTGGCCTTGGTGCAAAGTCGAACGAGACATCAGGTGTCGCGATTCAACGCCGCACGATGCAGGGCCAGACATCGAACTATCACTTCCAAGATAATTTGAACGCAAGCTTGGCTCATTGCGGTCGCATTCTTGTCGATCTTATCCCGAAGGTTTACGACGCGAAACGAGCGGTCAGAATCCTCGGCAACGAAGATGAAATGAAGACCGTCATCGTTAACTCTCAAGATCCGAACGGCGATGGTCTTATTTACGATCTATCGGCTGGCAAGTATGACGTTCGCATTCAAAGCGGCCCGTCTTACCTCACCAAGCGCCAAGAGGCCGCGGCATCGATGGTTGAAGTTGCTCGCGCTAATCCTCAAATCTCTGCTGTTGCTGGTGATCTGATGATTAAGGCGATGGATTGGCCTCATGCTCAAGAAATCTCTGAGCGTGTTCGCCGGACTATACCTCCGAATATCGTTGGAGATGAGAATGGTCAGCCAGCGCTTCCTCCAGAAGTTCAGGCTCAGATGGCGCAAATGAATCAGATGATTCAAGCGCTCCAGGCCGAGCTTCAAAATGCTAATAATCCTCTGATCGCAAAGAAGATGGAAATCGATTCCAAAGAACGCATTGAGCTTCTGAAGGCCGAGAAAGATCTCGAGATCAAGAAAATGGAACTCGAGGCAAGCGTTGGCGACGTAAATGCAGCGATGCAGACGCTGGCGCTTCAGATCAACGATCTTCAAGCGAGGCTTCATTTCTTAGATCAGGCACAAGCGCAGGCCATGCAGCCTCCGATGATGTCTGAAGCATTCGAACACAATCCAAATTTTAACGGTGAAGGCCTTCCTCTGGGTGCTACGGCGCTACAGGAGCCAGAACCGGAATATGAACCAATGTCTTTCCCTACTGGCGGGCCATCACCAGGTGAAATCATGGAGTGAGTGACATGTCAGAAACACTCGAGAATCAGGCGATCAAGGTCTACTCGGCAGATGACGTTTACGGAAATCAAGAAAAACCCGCGCCTCAAACCAATGAGAGTGAAACCGACGCTCAAGAAGCATCGGGTGAGAAATCGGAAGCTCAAAATACTGTAAACGAAGAAAGCGAAGACCAAGGCGAAAACGGTGAAGGTGAAGAGCAGGAGTCGGAAGCATCAGAAGACGATGCGAAAGACGAAAGCGGCGAACCTCGTGAGAAGGAGCAAAAGGGATTCGGAAAGCGCATCTCGAAGCTTGTGAAGAAAAACCAGAACATGAGCAAGGAGCTCGAATACTGGAAAGAACAAGCGATGGCCGCAAAAGGACAAAAACCTGAAGCGGCTGAGCGCAAGAGCGCGCCCGAAGGGGACAAGGAGCCAAATCCCAATGACTTTGAATCCTATGAAGAATTTCAAAGGGCATCTATTGAGTACGGCGCAAAGAAGGCTCTAGGGCCAGCTCTTGACGAGATTAAAAAGATGCTTGGCGGTTCGAAATCAGAAAGCGAAGCCGAGAAAGCCTCAAAAACTTTTGAGAAGCGAGCCAAAGATTTCGCTAAGGATCATAAAGACTATGCCGAGGCCATGAAGGCGCTCTCTGGTATTGAGGTTGATCAGTCGGTTGAGCAGGCAATCTTGCTTAGCGATCACGGCCCTGCACTCCTTTATGAGCTTGGAAAGAATCCCGACCTGGCTGAAGAGATCGCGGAGCTTCCGCCAATTCTCCAATTCAAGGAGATCGTGAAGCTTGAGCAGAAAATCGAAGCCAGGAAAACCGCTGCTCCAAAGACTACGAAGGCACCGCCTCCACCGAAACCCGTTGGCTCTAAGAGCGAAGGTAAGAAGTCGATTTATGACCCAAGCCTTTCTCAAGCCGAATATGAGCGCCTGCGAAGAGAACAGATAAGAGCCAAGCAAGCATAGTGCGAGCTAGGCCATAAAACTAATTTCTTTTGCCTCATAACAAGAGGCCGGGAGTTAATGTAAATGGGTAACTCAATTCTTACAGATAGCATTATCGTCAAAGAATCGCTGATGGAGCTGAAAAACCAGCTCACATTCACGAAGTCTATCAACCGTCAATACGACGACCGCTTTGCGCAAACCGGCGGCAAAGTAGGTGACACCATCAACATCAGAAAACCCGCGCGATACGTTGCAAACGACGGCCCTGCGCTGGTTATCCAAGACACGCAAGACGAGTCGATCCCGCTGACTCTTGATCAGCATAAGCATGTCGGCATGGGCTTCTCGCAGAAGGATTTGACCCTCTCGGTTGATTCTTTCAAAGAACGCTACATCAAGCCGGCTGTGACAACTCTTGCTAACGCCGTCGATTACCATGCGTTTTCGACGATGTATAAGCAGGTGTATTCGTCGGTTGGCGTTCCTTCGGCCACGGCGCTCCCGTCTACTCTTAAGGGATTTACGCAAGGTAAAGCCGTGATGGCATCGCTTGGCGCTCCGGTTGATGACCTGACCGCGATCGTTGATCCGATGGTTGAGGCGTCGATGGTTGAAGGCCTCAAAGGTCTTTTCCAATCGTCTGAGCAGATCAAGCAACAGTACGAAAAAGGCATTATGGGCATGGCCGCAGGTGCCAAGTTTAAGATGAGCCAGAACGTGCCGAAGCACACCGCTGGTGCGGTCGCTGGAACTCCTGCTATCAAAACTACGATCACAAGCCAAGGCGCGAGCACGATCGATGCTGATGGCATCACTGGTACGATCACGAACTGCTACAAGGCTGGCGACGTAATTCAGATTGCAGGAGTTTATGCGGTTAACCCGCAGACCAAGCAATCTACTGGTCAGCTCAAGCAATTCGTCGTGACCGCGAACACAAACTCGTCTTCGAACGAGATCGCATCGCTTCCGATCAGCCCGGCGATGTACTCGACTGGACCGATGCAGAACGTCGATGCTCTCCCGGTTGATGGTGCGGCGATCACGCTCTTCGGAGCAGCGGCTACATATGCTGGCGTTGTGGCTCCACAGAACATGCTGTTCCATCCGGACGCATTCGTTCTCGGTTGCGCCGACATCGTGCTCCCGAAAGGCATGGCAATGGCTGCTCGTGCATCTGACCCCGACTCTGGTCTTTCGGTCGCGCTCGTTCGCGGCTTCGACATCGTGAACTATCGCGAGATCACACGTCTCGACATCATTTTCGGTGTGAAGTGCATTTACCCCGAATACGCATGCCGAGTCGTCGGTCAGCCCGCTTAACCAAAACTGACGAGAGCCTCCGAGTGATTTGGGGGCTCTTCTCTCAAAAATACCAAGGAGATTTCAAATGAACACAGCTACTGACACTCTCGAATCCAACACACCGAAGTCAGGCGGTGGGTTTCAAGTCGGCCAATCGTCTTCGGATCTCGTCGGATTCTGGGGCAAGGCTCCGGTTGATCAGCCCGCGGCACTGACTGCGCAGCTTACGACCATTACTCCAGCAGACGCTGAAGGAACACCTGATTACGCAATCGCTGCAATCACTGGCACAAGCCCTTATGGTTTTGCGTCGGCACAAGAGGCGATCACGGTTCTTTATGTGATCAAAAACCTTCAGGTTCGCGTTGCTGAACTCGAGGCGCGTCTCGAAGAGTGCGGCATTGTTGCTGCGAACTAATCGCTAAGTATTAGCCCTGAGGTTTCGGCCTCGGGGCTTCTCTCATCGGAGTTGTTATGTCGCACATTTTCCCTAAATGGCTCTATCACAAGACACTCAAGCCCGAAGGATTCATCTGTCGATCAGCTGAGGAGTTCAGTCATCTTGGAGATGGCTGGGTCGATTCACCTTTAAAGTTCGCGGCTGACGTCGAGACTGAGCCAGCTGAAGGCCAGCCGGCAGAGACCTATCGCGAGCACATGGCGAAATGGGAATCAAAGCAAGAAAAGGCAGAGCCCAAGCGTGGTCGCCAGAGAAAGGCCTAACCTATGGCGAAAACAGCCAGACAGATTATTACAGCATCGCTTAGAAAGCTTGGTGTGATCGCGTCTGGAGAAACGCCATCAGCTGATGAGCTTCAAGACGGACTTTCTGCGCTTCAGGGATTGCTCGACTCTTGGAGCACTAACGATCTTCTCTCGTACACTGATACCGAAGAGACGTTTACGTTAACAGCGGGCAAGCAAGATTACACCATTGGTTATGGCGGTGACTTCAATACAGCACGACCGCTTGATATACTTGGCGCGGCTGTACTAGGTACGAGCGGGATAGAGCTTCACTTAAACCAATTAAAGCCAGATCAGTGGCGCGGCATTCCGCTAAAAAGTATTCAGTCGGAACTTCCGACTGATTGTTTCTTCGAAACATCATGGCCGCTTGCAACGCTTCAGGTTTACCCGGTCCCGAGCGGCGGAAAACAGATTGTTATCTATAGCCGAAAGCCTTTTGCGTCGGTTGCAAATGTAAACACATCGATTGATCTACCGCATGGATATGAGGACGCGGTCGTTTATAACCTCGCGATTGAGATTGCTGACGAGTATGGCGCGCAAGTGTCGCCTTTACTTATGAAGAGAGCTGAAGACGCTTTGGCATCGATCAAAGCGCGCAATTTGGCGAGCAACATACCATTTGCTGCGACTGAAGGAATGTTTCAAGGCTCGTCTGGACGCGGATCATACAACATCCTGAAGGGCGGTTGATATGCGCTTCAAAGGATTCATCGGACCAAGCTACACGCTCCAGAGTGTAAACGTTGATTGTCAGCGGTCGGTGAATCTTTATCCTGAGATTAACGAGGCCGGCACTGGAAAAGAGGGCGAGGTCGTTCATCTCTCAGGAACACCAGGACTCAAAACTTTGATTAGCATTGGCGAGGGTCCGATTCGGTGTGTTCACGTAACACCTTCTGGGATTATCCTCGTTGTCAGTAAAAACCGTCTCTATAAAGTGTCGTACAACACGGTGAGTGGAACATGGTCCTCAACGCTGTATGCGACAGCAATGAACGTAAACACGCCCGTTGTGCGCGCAACGTCGACTATTGGCGCGCAAGAAATGGTGAGCGGATCACCTTTCACAGAGGAAATGGTCGTGTTTGTCGGGGGCGATCAGGAATACCTCTGGCGACGATACAACAACTCAGGAACAATCACAGAGACGTTCCAATCATTCTCGACCGCCGGGTACAAAGGCGCATTTGCGCTTGAACCATATGTTGGATCGTATGGCGGCTCGCATGTCGCACTGATCGACGGCTATCGAATCTATAATAAGCTCTATTCAGGAAAGTTCTACGTCTCTGACCTAGACTCGCCGACAGTTGATCCCCTCTCGTTTTTTACAGCTGAGGGCGATCCTGACAATCTTCTCGCAGTAATAGATAACTATCGTGATCTTTGGCTCTTTGGTGAACGCACGACAGAGATTTGGCAATCAAGCGGAGATATGAATGCACCGTTTATTCGTGCGGCATCCGGCTTTCTTGAGATCGGATGCTTTGCTCGATATAGCCCAGCCACAATCGCTGGCTCAATCGTTTGGCTAGGTCGTAATAAAGAGGGCCGCGGCATCGTATATATGACTCAAGGCTATCAACCAAAGCGTGTCAGCACACACGCGGTTGAATTCGCGATTAACTCGTATGCAAACCCCGAGAATGCAGTCGCCTATACTTATCAAGAGGGCGGACATTTCTTCTATGTGTTGAATTTTGATGAGGGCACCTGGGTATTTGATATTTCAACAGGTCTCTGGCATGAACGCGCTCGTCTTGATAGCGGTGAGTTCAAACGTCATCGTGCCAACGTTTACTCATTCGCGCCGACAATTCTTGGTGGGATTCATCTCGTCGGTGACTTTGAAAACGGCAATCTATATCAAATGAATCAGAATTTCTACACCGACGATGACACAGAGATTGTGCGTCTCCGCACGGCTCCTCATGTGACCGCTGGCCTAAAGCGCCTTCGGCATAAGTCTATTCAACTCGATATGGAAACTGGCGTGGGACTTGATGGAAACGATCAAGGATCAGATCCACAGTGCATCCTTGATTGGTCCGACGATGGCGGTCACACGTGGTCAAACGAACACTGGGCGAGCATCGGAAAAATCGGTCAATTTAAGCGTCGAGCGTTGTGGCGACGACTCGGGATTAGCCGAGACCGTGTGTATCGCACGCGAATCACTGACAAGGTCAAGATTGTTTTGATTGGTGCTGAGATCGACGTTGAACAGGAGCAAAGCTAATGGCAACGAGGCTTGATCCACCATTTAAGACACCGGTTATTGAAGGTGGATTTTTCACCAAGGCCTGGGAACTGTTTATTCGCGCTCTTATCAATCGCCAGGAAATCATCGTTAAAGAGTTTGCGACAAACGGTGCTCTGACCGAGTTTACTCTTGCTTGTGAGCCGAAAGATAAAAACCATACCCTCGCATTCGTTAACGGAAGCTATCAAAAGAAAGCCGCGTACTCTGTGAGCGGAAACAAAATCACGTTTTCATCAGCTCCAGCATCAGGCTGGCTAGAGGTGATCACTTATGGGCGCTGATGTTGTCCCGTATTTTCGACCACAATTTTTAGACGCAAATGGCGCTCCACTCGCAGGAGGGCAGGTCTACACATATAAGGCCGGCACGACCACGCCGCTTGCTACATACAAAGATTCGAGTTACACGCCGAACACAAATCCGATCATTCTTGATTCATCAGGATGCGCCGATATTTTCATCGGCATTCAGGCGTTGAAGTTCGCAATTTACGACGCCAACGGTGTTTTGATTAAGACCGTCGATAATGTCACTGGAGCAAATGGCTCTGCTGTCGGTATCCAGACCGTTGTTCCAATCACAACGAATGGTGTAACGACTCGTTTCGCACTTGGCGTTGATGCTGAACTCCCTCAGAACTGCACCGTTGTTGTTCAACCGACAGTCGGTAGTCGCGTCGTATATATGTCGAGCGAGTACACGATCGACGGCCAAGATATCGTGTTCAATACCGCTCCTCCGACCGGTGCCGGCGAGGTTCGCGTTGGTCATATTCGCGCAATCGGTTCGTCTGGCCTCAGCGACGGCATCGTTTCGACCGTCAAAATCCAAGATCTCGCGGTAACGAATGCGAAACTGGCTGATAATTCGGTCGGTACCTCCAAAATTCAGGACCAATCTGTCACCACAGCAAAGATTTCCGACACGGCAGTCACTGCGGCTAAGCTCGCGACAGATTCTGTTGAAACTGCAAAGATTAAAAATAGCGCCGTGACTCCTGCGAAGTTGTCAGTGCTTCCGAAAATGAAAAGGCAATCCATCACGGCGAGTGGAACATGGATTGTACCAGCTGGAGTTTACAGTGGCATCATCGCTGCCGTAGGCGGTGGTGGTGGCGGTGGTGGCGGCGGTCAAACCGGAAGCTATGGTGGCGGCGGTGGTGGCGGGAGCAGCGGGGCTTTTGGATCAATCCCAGTCGTGCTCACTCCTGGCGAGACTATCACAGCGACAATCGGCGGCGGCGGTGGCGCTGGCGTTGGACAAAGCACAGGTGTTTCTCCGACAGCTGGCGCAGCAGGTGACGATACGACTGTATCTGGAGGCTTCGGCACTCTTACTTTTAAAGGTGGAACTGGCGGTGGCCCAGCGTCTGGTGCATCGGGCGGATCGAGCGGAACCAACGCGTGGTCGTATGGTTTATCATCGTCACCAGGTGGAGCTGGTGGGGCTGCGCAATACAATGGCACATATGGCGCACAATCTGTTTATGCCTCTGGTGGCGCAAATGGCAGCTCAGGAGTCGGCGGCGGTGCGTCTGGAGTCGGCGGCTCAGGCGGCGGTGGTGGCGCTGGAATTGGCGTCGGTGCTGCCGGTGGAGATGGCGGTTGGCCTGGTCACTATTCAGCGAGAACTGGCTCTTCTGCAGCCGCAAACACTGGAGGTGGTGGCGGAGGCGGCGGAGGCTCAGGCGGCGGTGAAGCTGCGGCATACGGCGGCTCAGGTGGGTCGGGTGTGGTTTACATTTACTACGTTGAAAACCAGTGAGGTTATCTGTGATTCAGAACACGCTCTTTTATGACTACATCAATGAACGTGAAGGAAAGCGGATCATCGAAGATGAGCGTGGTTTTCTTGTCTTCAAGGTCATCAACGAGGAGTGCTTCATTGCGGAAGGCTATGTGCGTGAGGCGGAGCGCGGCTCTTCAGCGTTTTCGGATTTATTGAGGCACCTCTTTGTTACTGCGCAATCAGATGGATGCAAGGTCGTGACTGCGACTATTCACCTAGCTGATGTCGGAGCGATGCGGACGCTCAAGGCGGTGTTAAAGCGTGGCTTCAGAGTCTGTTCCGCGAACAACGATGTGCTGTTGATTATGAAGGAGGTTTGAGGTGGGAGGTCTTGTTAGAGCCATTACTGGAGATTATGGTGGCAGCCGTATTGATGCCGGAATTGCGGCCCAAGCTGGATCCGCTGGAGAAGCAAAGCGCGATCTAGGCAAAATGTGGGAGCAACAACAACAATACGCTCAACCTTGGCTTCAGACTGGCCAAGCAGCGATGACATCGCTTGCCAATGGGCCAGGCGACTTCATGAAGAACTGGCAAACCGATCCTGGTTATCAGTTCCGATTGGATCAGGGCCTCAAGTCGGTTCAAGGCTCAGCGGCGGCTCGTGGGTTGAACCAATCTGGCGCGACTCTTAAAGCGCTTGCGAACTACGGTCAAAACATGGCCAGCCAAGAGTATGGAAACGTTTATAACCGAGAATACGGCAGGCTATCTGGCCTTGCAGGCCTCGGCGCAAATGCACTTAGTGGCCTTCAAGGCGCAGCTCAAAACTACGGCAACCAAATGGCAGGCATCTCTACTGGACTCGGCAACTCATATGCTGCTGGGCAAATGGCACACGCACAGGGGCAAGCAAATGCTGATGCCGCTCAGATGCAGCTTCTTGGCATGGGCGCGTCCGCTTTCTTTAGCGACAAGCGTGTTAAAAAAGACATCGAACCAATCTCGAAGAAAGACCTCGGCGAGTTCAAGAAGGCTCTCAAACCATACTCATTTAAGTACAAAGACGAGAAATATGGTGAAGGAGAGTGGGCCGGCGTGATGGCGCAGGACCTCGAAAAATCGAAGCTTGGTCGCACTGTGGTTGAAGAAAAGGACGGCGTTAAAACAATCAACCTTCAAAAGCTTGCAAGCCTTGGCCTTGCAATGATGGCGGGGTGACATATGCCATTTGACACAAGCATGTATCAGAACTTTCGCGGTGGAACGGGGCTTGCGGCTCTTGGCCAAGGCATTCAGCAGGGCCTTGAGATAGCGAACAATATCAAGCAGCGCAAGATGCAAGAAGAGCAGTTTGCGTTGCAACAGCAGGCGGCTCAAAGGCAGCAGACGGCGTTTGATTCAGAGCAGGCGGACCTTCAGAGAAAGCGTCGCTCTGGGCTTTATCAGTCGCTCGGTGAAACCGCTGGCGGACTCTTCTCGATGAATGATCCTCAGGCGCGACAAGCGGAGTATGCGAAGTGGCGAGACGGCCAAATCAGCGCTGGGATGGCAAATCCAAATGAGCTGCCTGAATCGTTCGAAGCAGCTCAGCCGATGGCGAACTTCTATTATCAGAAGCATCAACAGGCTCAACAGAAAGAGGCTATGGATCGCAAGGTTCAGGAGGCTCAGATCAAAAAGCTTCAGTCTGAAGCTAGCAAGATGAACGCTGAAGCAAGCGGCAAGTCGGGCTCCGCTGACATGAAATTGACAGAGGGCCAGAAGACTTTTGATCGCGAGTTTGCGAAAGATCATAACGAGTGGACTTCTGGCGGTGCAAATACAGCGCGCTCGGAGATTAATAAGCTTCAAAATGTGATCGGCGGACTTAAGAATGGATCTGTAACGACTGGCGGTCTTACTGGGGCATTCCCGGACCGCATGACTTCGGAATCGGTTCTTAGGGCTCGCGCCGACGTTCAATCAACAGTGATGAATAGCCTCCGCGCAATCCTTGGCGCTCAGTTCACAGAGAAAGAGGGCGAGAGAATCATCAAGAACACATGGAACGAGGCTGACTCGACAGAGAACAACGTCGCGCGCCTTGAGCGCCTTGTTGGGGATCTATCCGCAAAGGCAGATGCTAAGGACGCGAAAGGTTCTTACTTTGAGCGCATGGGGGGCTCGCTGTATGGCTTTCAGGGTGGGCGATCAGGCGTCGCTCAAACGCCTCCGAGACAACCAGGCCGAGGTGCTGGCGCAGGTGGCGGCTGGGGTATGAGTGAAGCTCAAGCTGGCACAAGGCAGACGTTCAAAACCAATCAAATTGAGTGGGCCGACTAATGGAAAGACAAGCCAAAGACGGAACGTTCTATAAGCAAGTCGGGCCGGATGAGTGGGCTCCTGTTACACGGGCGGCGAAAGACGGCACGATTTATCAAAAGGTCGGACAGGATGCTTGGGAGCCGCTGAGAGCGCCAGCGCAGAGTCAAGAGAACGATGGGCTTAAGGATGTTGCGGTAGCTGCGGAACGCGGCGTTCTCTTTGGCGCGCGCCCGTTCGTAGCTGGCGTTGGTGGCGCAGTCGGTAAGACGATTGGGCGCCTTGAGCGCGACACGAATGAATCGTTCACAGATAAGCTTAAGGGCGCTGCCGGCGCATTCACCTCAGGATTCAAAGAGGCAAGAGGCGAGGCGCAGACAGAAGAGGCGGATCTTCAAACTCGCCGTCCTGGACTAGTAATGGCTGGAGATATCGGTGGCGCTGTGATGACCGCTCCACTTATGGCCGCGAAAGGACTTCAGGCTGGCGGAGGCCTACTTAAAGGCGCTGGGCAGGCTGCGAAAATCGGCGCTATTACGGGCGGGTCTCAGGCGCTTGGGCATGCTGATTCTGTCGGCGAAGGTCTTCAAATGATCGGCACTGGTGCGCTAACGGGCGCAGCGGTCCAGACAGGCTTTAATGCTGCAAGCAAAGTCGCTCCAGCCGTATGGAGCGGGATTAAGTCAGGTGCAAAGAAGGTTGCGAGCGGACTGACTGGCGTAAGCGAAAAAGAGATTTCGACCTATGCCACTCGCGCTGACGAAGTAAAAAAGATGATATCCGAATCTGGCGGTAATATCTCTGATGCCGCAGATACTGTTCGAGAGAGCATTTCTCGTGATGTTCAAGTAGCGCGTCAAAAGCTTGGTGGACAGATTGGAGCGGCTCTAAAAAGTGAGAAATACGCCAATACGGCGGTTGATGCCAGACCAATGCTTCAAAAGATCGACGATGTAATTTCATCTGTCGGAGATGTAACGGCTCGATTTCGACCTGATGAAATAAACGAACTAAAAAACTTGCGCGACCTGGTCGCTGGCTCGATAGATGATGCTGGTCGTGTTGGCCTCAATACACTCAATGACATTAAAGAAGAGCTACAGGCGATCGCAAAGCCAAGCTACAACAATGGCTCGCGCATATTCCCAAAAGGCGACCTGGCAGCAAAAGCATCAAAGGGTGCAGCTGCCGAGGCACGGAGGCTTCTCAATGAAGCTGCACCAGAGATTAAGGCAGCAAACGATCAGCTCCGCCGCCTTCATATAATCGAGGAAGGAATTAATAAAAACCTGATTCGCGCCGGGCGATCTGAGTCAGCGCTTCTGGCTGCCGGATCTGGTAGCAATCCTAGAAACCTTAAATACCTTCAGTCCGTCGATGAAATTACAGGCGGCAACGCTGTTCATCAAGCCGAGAATCTTGCGGCAGCTCGCAGCTTCAATGACACGCAGCTTTTGCCGGTTGATTCGACCGGGAAAGCGGTTGCTCGAATGATGACTGGCGGCGGTGTGGGTACAATTGTTGGCGGCCCTGTCGGGGGGATAATTGGAACCGCTGCTACATCTCCTGCCGCACTCAAGTATGGCATCGAGGCCGGTCGTGCGATCTCAAGAGCAGGCCAAGTGGTCGGCAAAGGAGCATCATCAGTAATTCCGCAAGCTCCATCTGGAACTGGGCGCGCGGCGGCTAGTGCCGCAAGCGTTCGCCGTTCACCACTTCGCACCGTCGTTAAATCAAATGGCGACGTTGCTAGCAACTCAAGTGAGATCGATCGCGAGTCAGATGGGTCGTACAAAGATGGGCCATATCCAAGAGTCGAGACGCCAATTAGGGGGATTCCGAAGTGGACGAACGATGGGTTTAACAAAATTCAGGCGTCGGTTGATCCTGAGTTTGGCGCTGTAATTGAAGCCAAAAAAGACGAACTTATGCGAAGTTCGAGGGCAAAAAGACTTTTCCTTGCGGCGTCGGACCTAAAGCCTGGGTCAAAAGCAATGCAATCTGTTATTGCGAAACTTAAGACTGAGCTTGAGTAAGAGTCTCAGGTAAACTTTGCAGTTTACCGGGTAGGGCCAAAGACTTAAAGCCATGGCGGAAATTCTCCCATGGCCCAGGCAGCAGTTTTTTGATGATAACGGTGATCCCTTGGCTGGTGGGAAGCTATATTCCTACAAAGCCGGGTCATCGGTCCCACTTACAACATATGCAGACAAGGCGGGTAGCGTTCCAAACGCAAACCCAGTTGTCTTAAACGCTCGAGGTGAGGCGCTAATTTATCTAAGCGCTCAAGCCTACAAGCTCGTTCTTAAAGATGCTAACGACGTTCAGATTTGGTCGATTGATAGTTTCGTTGTAACTCAGACCGATTCTACAACTTTGGCTCAAGCGATTGCTGATGCTCAAACCGCGCAGGCCGCAGCGGCAACATCAGAGGCCAATGCCGCATCAAGCGCTACATCAGCCTCTGGCTCAGCCGCAGCGGCATCGACTAGCGCGACTAACGCCGCTAGCTCTGCATCGAGCGCATCAACCTCGGCGTCGACAGCGACGACTCAAGCGACGAATGCGGCGGCATCGGCAGCGAACGCTGCAATTTCGGAAACGGCTGCCGGGACGAGCGCCACAAATGCCGCTAGCAGTGCTTCTCTCGCGAGTGATTGGGCGACTAAAACCACTGGTGCCGTAAGTGGTGGGGAGTATTCTGCAAAGAAACATGCTCAAGACGCCGCAGCGTCGGCTTCATCTGCATCGACCTCAGCAACGAATGCTTCGTCGAGCGCAAGCTCCGCCTCCACAAGTGCGACAAATGCAGCAAGCTCGGCTACAGCCGCAGCGTCCAGTGCATCGAATGCAACAACTCAGGCAACGAACGCCTCTAACTCAGCAAGCGCAGCATCGACATCGGCGACAAATGCGGCCAATTCGGCATCTGCAGCCTCAACATCTGCAACGAACGCTTCGAATAGTGCATCCGCTGCAAGCACGAGTGCTTCAAACGCCTCCACAAGTGCGACAAACGCCGCGAACTCGGCGACCACGGCAACAACGCAAGCGACGAATGCAGCAAATAGTGCGACGGCAGCTGCGGCGTCGGCCACAAGTGCAGCTGCTGCTGATGTTCCAAGTCTTCTAACGACAACGGGCGATTTGGTTGCTCGCGGCGCATCTGGTTTGGTTCGGCTGGCAGTTGGGACAAACGGGCAGATTCTACAGTCTGACTCGACTCAAAGCTCCGGTATGAAGTGGACGGCTCCTGGAATTCTTTCTGTTGTTTCAAAGACAACAACCTACACAGCTACAACATCCGACGACGTGATTTTGTGTGATGCATCTGGTGGTGCGTGGACGCTCAGCTTACATACAGCTGTCGGAAACACCGGCAAGGTCCTTAGAATTAAGAAAACGGACTCCAGCACAAACGTCCTAACTATCGATGGTAACTCAACAGAGACAATTGACGGCCTTGCGACAATTAAACTTGGTGGACTCAATAGCGCTGTATCAATTGCGTCAGATGGATCTAATTGGAGAATTATTTCTGACGATACCATGGTAGGCACACGCTGTACAACTGCGGCTGGTCAGTCAATCCCATACGCATCTGGAACGGTCATAGATTTCGGGACAAAGGCGTTTGACTATACAGGCAACGTCTCTGGAACTGGGACATCATGGAAATTTACCGTTGATCGCCCAGGTCTTTACCACATCTCTGCCTCGATGTTGTTTGCTAGCGGCGGAGGTTGGGCAGCTGGTGAGGGCGTAATCATCATTTTGTACGTTAACGGCGCTACCGCCCTCAACGTTTACAATATATCTCAAACGACTCACGCCGAGCAAATTGGTGCGCACTTTGATACGCATTATCGCTTGGCTCTAAACGACTATGTACAGATTGGTGTTTACCAAAACAGTGGGGCCTCTCTAAGCCTAGCTGCATCTGCTGCTTATAACTATGCGTCTATCGTTCGTATTGGGGACTAAATATGAAACGCATTACAGTAAACAATCACATCACTGGCATTGCATACCAGGCTGAGCTTGAAGATAGCGATGCGACTCAGTGGGTGTCTGAATGCGAATCAAATCTCGCGTGGGGTAATGTTGGCGAGTACACGATCGATATCGCAGATACCACTGATGAAGCGGTAGGGAAAGTTAAACGTAAAGAAGCGAAACAGGCTCGCCGTGACTTAATAAGAGCGGCCAAGGGGAAGAAGCTCAAAGCTGCTGACCTTCCTGATTTGGTCGCGCTTCTGATTCAAGAAATCACGGATGAGGAATGAGAAAATGACAGGGCTTGAAATTTTACTATGGGTTTATCTTGG